TCTTCAGGAGGAGGAAGTTCTTCTAATTCGAATTGGCTTCAAGAATTTTATACAGCCAATAACATTAATGCTGGATTACTTGATAATGATGCTAAAGCCTACTGGGAAAACGAAGCGGCGACAAAAGGTATAGAAGCAACTAAAAACGTTATAGAAAATACAGCAAAAGCTCAGGGAAATTTTGGTGTTGATACTGATTTAGATACTTTTTTAACAGATTCTTACAACGAGGTTTTTTCTCGACAAGCTGCTGACAGTGGCAATGACGTGTACGATCAAGCAGGATTTGATTATTGGAAACAAGAAATTTTAGACGGTAAAACGTCTAGAAATGATATCGTCGATCATTTCAATCGTTCAGATGAAAAAACTGGTGATAAAACAATTACGTTAGCTGATGGAACAACGGGCACGGTTTCCGCAGATGAGGCTTGGCTAAGAAGTCTTTACAGTAACCCAGATATTTTAAATAGAGAGATTGGTACTGAGGGCTTGGATTATTGGTTAGGAGACTTAGCTGGTACTACAGAGGGGCGAGGAGGCGTCAAATCTACTCGTGGAGAAGTCCTAGCAAATATCAAACTCTCTAAAGAGTATGCATGTAATCAGGATTCTTCCAGAGTTTGGACTGGTTCAGATTGTGTGGAACCTACGACTACTACTTGCCCTGATGGACAAGTTGGTACACCACCTAATTGCCAACCTGTAACTACTACTTGTCCTGCTGGCACGACGGGAACTCCTCCTGATTGTGATCCGATTATTGATGTAGACGATACCTGTCCTGCTGGACAAACTGGTACTCCACCTAACTGTGTAGATGACTCTGGTGATCCTGTAGAGACTACTTGCCCTGCAGGTTACTCAGGTACTCCACCTGATTGCAAAATTGATTCTGGGTATGGAAACGACACAACATTCAAAAATGATGGTAATGAAGGAACATGGATGGGAGATGAAAATAGTGCAAATACTCAGACCTCTTATTTAAACCAAAAAACTAAAGAATACGAAGATCTTTATCAAACTTCTTTAAACGAGCAAGCAAACCTTAATGATGCTTTAGAAGAAGATAGGGTTCGCTACGGAGAATTATCTAGTAGATATGGTCAGTTAAAAGCAGATTATGAAGATGCACGTCGTGAAGCTGATTCCTACATAGACGCACAAAGAGCAGACGAAACTGGTCAGTTAAGAAGAGGTAGCACAGTTTCAGGAAATCAAGCCAGTATTGGTTCTCGTGATTTAAAATCTGGATCAGGAGCTTATGGAAATAATGAAGATAGAGATTACGGACAAGTTACATCAGGTCCTATTACTATCGATGATCGGCCTTTTGCTCGTCGTGGAATGAAGAAAGGCTCTTCCACTGGTTCAACATATTTTGATAATAGAAGTAGGTTTAACAGAGGCGAGAACGCAACATACTACTAAATAGATATGCCTAAAGGATTAGGATCTATGAGCAAAGGTTTCGGGTTACAACCAGTGACTCGTGGATTAGCTCCTAGGGCTAAAGGTTTATATCCTACAAAGACTACAGGAGCTGGTCAGTATGGAACGATTACTTTTCCTACAGTTATAGAAAATTACAATAGAACGACTGACTATAAACGTTGGCAATTAGGACAAGCATATTTCTTTGGCACAGGTAGATCTTGGGATGACAAAGCTTTATATAGCAATACTCGTTTCTCAACAGGAGCAGTCAGCGGAGTATCTAAAGACATCGTCACGATGTTTCCTAGTAAATCAAGTCCAGAAAGAACTTGGTACGTAGGAACTCGAACTCGAGGAAGTGTTATTCTGCCTCAACCTTTAAGCTCTTCTGCTATATCAACGTTTACTTCAGATCCAGACCCTGCTAATCACACATTAGTTTACGACGTAAGCGGTGTTTTAAATGCAATTCAAGTTGGCATCTTCAATGTATTCATTGGAGATCAATTTGAAGATACAGCAAGCGGCAATAATTACCCTGCCGATGTCATTGAAAACCCAGTTGGAAGCGTTGCTTTAACCCTTATAGCAGCTAGCAGTAGTGCTATGACGTTAACTTTTGATTTATCAAAAGCATACGGAAGAATTAAAGTTAATAATACAACTTATTGGAAAAAATTAGATTATGACCCTGCTAATCCTAATGTATGGAACACTAGTAATGGCAGGCATTTATGCTCTTCCCATAAGTTTTTTTGTTGCTGCCCTGATCACTTAGGAGGAGCTTTAGCTAACTTAGAATTTCCAAAAGAAAATGGAGGAATAGATGCATTTCCTCTTCCTAATGCCAGTAGGAATGTTTTTTCTGCGTGGGAAAAGGAAGGTGTAGGTTATTACAGACAGTGGAGAAGTCTCCCTAGGCGAATTGATGCACGTCGCGAATGTAAACACATGCATGCAATGAGATGGGAGGCAGGAGTTCCTTGGTACGAGCCTAATGATTACCCTATTAATGAAGATGAAAATAGGATGTTTTCAGATCAGCTCGAAAGAGATTTTGATAATGAAGTTTATAGAGAATACAATGCTAGACATCGTATTAACTATGATCGCTATATTTTATCTTTAGCCGAAGTGGTTGGATTAGAGTTATTCCCAGGTGGAGATGTTCGAGATAATATTCGTCCTTCTTCCTTGCCTATGCTATGGAATGATGCTGAACAACCTTTGGTGTCTTGGTGTAGGCAAAACGATTGGTGGCTCAAGCGAGGCACTCAACAGCTACGTATATTCAATAGTGCAACACAGGCTTTTGAATCAGTAGTCAATCAAGGAGGTATTGAATACCCCATGGTGGAATCTGTCGTTGGTGGATCTGCAAATGCTCCTGTCATTATCAAGTAAAATTAAACTATGGCAGCTTATCCTGAAAACACTGGTGGAATTATCTCTGCCATACAAGCCTGCATTGTTGCGGCAGGAGGAACATTGACACAAGAGTATCCAAAAAATACAGGTGGAATTATTTCTGCACTATTAACCTTACAATCAGCTATAGCTGGTGGTGGTGGTGGTGGTGGCGGCGGTAGCGTCGTTGTCGAGTTAGAAGCAAATACCGACCTAGGAATAGGTGATGCTGTTCGAGTTCTTTCAGACGGCAAAGTTGCTAAAGCTCACCAAGCCACAGATGGTAGAGGAGGAGCAACTGTTGCAGGCTTGGTTAAAGAAGATGTATCTGTTGGTGGAACAGCAAAAATCATAGTGGCAGGGCCTGTCGACGTGACAGGATGGGCTCAAACACCGACAGACTTGACAATAGGTGCTGCTTATTTTTTAAATGGCTTTGGAACACTGTCTACGACTCCACCCTCTGCTACAGACAATTACGTAACGTTCATAGGAGAAGCAGTGGAAACAAAGAAAATTATTTTAAATATTGACGTTCCTGTATTACTGAAGTAAATGGCAACACGCAAACCCATTGTTTACATTGACGGTTACCCAGGGGAACTAGATGTAACTAGTGATCGTTTAAATCTTCCTTTCATTTTCAGAGCAGGAACTGCTCCCACTGCAGAAGAAGCCGACATTTGGTATGACACAACTGCTGGCATTCTAAAAATGTGGAATGGTAGTGGTTGGGATAACATTGACACGAAAAATGCAGTATATGTTCAAGGTTCGGCTCCGGGTTCAGGAATGTCTCAAGGTGATTGGTGGTACAACACAACGACGACAGGCTTTAGTATGTATTTAGCTGGTTCTATAAATCAATGGACTACTGTAACTAGTGGTTCCGGAGGTGGAGGCGGCTCTATCAGTGATATCCTTGCCTACGGTTAATGGCTTCTTTTAAGAAATTTAATTTACCTTTTGGTAATACCAATTATCCAAGCAGTGGTGAGGTGACTATATACACTCAAACTGCCGCCCAATCTAGTGTCGTAGTAGGACTTTCTGTTTCTAATAAGACTGAATTTGATTTGCCTTGCGATGTTTGGATTCTTAAAGGTGGTGGATCTACAAAACATTACTTAGCTAAATCACGCAGAGTCCCAGCAGGTGAAACAGTTCAATTAATTGATAGTGGACAAAAATTGGTTTTAAGCGCTGATTCAAGTGTGAACGACGTTGTTAAAGTCAATGCTCCTACTCTTGATGGTGGGTCTGCGACCACTTTTAGCTGTTGGTTATCTATTTACGAGGATGTTAACTCATGAGTCTCGATGCTATTACGCTTCTTAAGGAAGTTGAAACTCCAGGTATTATTGAATTTCCTGAACCGACTGGTAAAGTCGCTTATGGATTTAAATTTGACATTGCAACTGGAGCCTTTGATGTGGAACGCTTAGACGGCGATTCAGATTTTATTAAGCTCCAAGACGATAATATAATAAGTAATGACGACTATGTGCAAGTGGTTTGGTCTAACAAACTTCTAAACTTTAGTTGGCCCACGACCGCTGGCGTTTATCCAGGACATTTACAAGTTGAAATCGTATGAGCACCATTATTGATCTTGGTAAACTCCGCTTTTTATTTCGGGGCGTTTACAGCGCAGCCACTAACTACGAACTGAACGACGTAGTTACTTACGGTGGTAATGCATATGTCTACATCAACAGAATTGCTGGTGCAGGCACTGTACCTAGTACTACTAGTCATTGGTCTAGTATGGTCGATGGTCTGAGCGATCAGGTCGACTATGACAATGCAACCACTTACCATAAAAATGACTTAGTAAAAGTTAGTGGTCGTGTTTATAGAGCTTTACAGACAACCGTAGGAAATATACCTCCTAATGCAACTTATTGGGTTTTATTCTTAGACGCATTCAAATACAAAGGTGATTGGGATGCTGCAACTGCTTATAAAATCAATGATATTGTCGTTCAAAGCGGCTTAAGTTATATAGCAACTGCAAACTCAACCAACGAAGAGCCTCCTAATGCTTCTTATTGGACAGTATTTACTGAAGGATTCAAGGTAAAAGGTGTCTATGCAGGAGGTACAACATACCAGTTAAACGATCTTGTTGAGTCTGGTGGTAATGTTTGGAGATGCAAGGCGAAGACTGTAGGCAATGAGATGCCTAATGCAACTTATTGGGATTTATATATTCAAGCATTAAATCAAAGAGGTAATTGGACAACTACAACTGTTTATAAAAAAGATGATGTTGTTACTCATTTAGGTCAAACTTATAGATGTGCAACTAATCACACAGCAGGAGCTAGTTTCTTAACAGACTTTACTGGTAATAACTATTGGGTTAGATTTTCTAGTGGTCAGTATTATCGTGGTGGGTATGCTGATGCAACTCAATACTTTAAGAATGATTTGGTTACAACAGGTTCTGCACCAAACTTGAATTTATATATGAATATCAATGACCACTTATCAAACGGAGCCAATATTACCGATGGTACTGAAGTAGCTAATTGGCAGACAATTATTACTGGACAATTTACAACTAGTTCTATCTTTATTGCACAATCATATTTCTTTGGAACAATGAACTGATGCCTTTATTTAAGAAAGCTCAAAGAGCGGAACAGAAAAAATTAGAAATAATAGACAAAAGAACAGATAAGGCTAATACTCGTGCGATGAAACGAGCTAGGACAACTATGAGTAATCTACGTAAACGTGTAGAACGCAACGGAGACTTTGGCATCGGACCTTAAGCGTCTTACAGGAAGAGACATCAAGATTAAATAGCCTCTATACTAAAGTGACGAGGCAGTTCAACTGCCCACCTGTTTTATAGAGATCGTATGGCCTCGGGAGTAAAAGGTAGTTTAAAGCCGGCTGGTGGCGCACCGGATTTAACCAATGCCTACAAATTATTTGGTGCCTCTGCAACAACAACTGTGATAGTTTCTGCTTGTAATCAAGCGGCAACTCCAGATACTATTCGTATTGCAGTAGTTGATTCTGGAACAACAGCAACTTCAGGTGCAATCGACGCTAAGTATTACGTTGAATACGACTATTCATTGTCTGGTAATTCAGCAATGGAAAGAACTGGTATCACTGTTGAAAATACTGGTCGAGTAATTGTCGGTAGTGGATCGGGAAATGTTTCCTTCTCCGCTTACGGCATTGAAACTTGATAAGGAGCTGTCACTACAGGAGGTATAACTATGGGTAGAAAACTTTCTTTTGACGGCATAGCAGGAGCTGAAGCAGATTGGACTGCTAAAACTTCTGCCTATAACGCCGTTGTTGGTGATGCATTACTGCTGGATGCCTCTGGCGGTGCGTTCACTATCACTCTCCCGGCTGCTGCGGTCGAAGATGATTACATTGATTTTGCAGATGCAACAGGACATCTAAAAGATAACAATGTAACTCTTGCAAGAAACGGACTCAATATTATGGGTGCTGCGGAAGATTTGGTTGTTGATACTAAAAATATTGGATTTAGACTTACTTATTACAACGCTGCTCAAGGCTGGAGGGTAACTTAAATGGCAACTTTATCGAGCCTAGTAGGGGGATCAAGTGGTGGCTTTACTGATGGAGCTAGAAATACCACTGAAATGTGGAATGTTTGGAAGAGTGGAGGATATACATGGACTGTACCTACCAATTTTGATAATAGCGTTTCAGTAAAGGTTTACTGCTGGGGATGTGGTGGTAATTCTGGTCAGGACGACAGCTCAGGAAACTCCTACGGAGGAGGAGGTGGTGGACTAGCTATCAAAGAGGTAACTGGTTTATCTGCTGGAGATACAGTCGCTGTCACTATTGGAGAAGCTGGTCATCAGACTCATAACTCCAGAGGAGGAATTACTTCTTTTGGATCTCATTGCTCCGCAAACGGAGGCAATGATGGAGAGAACACTTCTACTCCTCCTAGTAACCCTAATTCCACTGGAGAAAATAGCAATCCTCAACAAAACGTAAACAGTGGTTATGGGCAAGGTGGTGTAGGAGTTGGAGGCGATATAAACAGAAGAGGTGGTCAAGGTGGTGTAGGAAGTAATAACCCAGGTTCAGGCGGTGGTGGTGGAGGTGCATCAGCTCCAAATCCACAAGGACATAAAGACGGATATAGAGGAGGTCATTGGGATAGTTACTCAGGAGGTAGTGGAGCTTCTATTAACTTCCCTGGTACAAGACCTTATACCTCTTACACTGGAGCTGCAGGTGCAGGTACAGCCCAAATGGGCTCTTCTAACAGATGGTCTGCTACTACTTACAGAGCACACGCAGGGCAAGGAGGAGCAGGCTTGAATGGTGCAGGAGGTCGTGGTGCTACTGCAAATACTTACAGCAACGCTTGGATGTGGGTTTGCCCAGCAGTTGATGGACATGGTACCGCAATATGGGGAGCTAACCACATCTTCTTAGGTGGTGGTGGTGGTGGTGCCGGTTGTTCTACTAAGCAATCGTCTGAAAGAGCAGGGAGTAACGGAGGTTGTGGCGGACCAGGAGCAGGTGGCGGTGCAGTCCATTCTTACGAGAGTTCCAACGACGTAGCGTGGTGGACAGGAGGAACTGGAGGAGTCCTTGGCGGCGGCGGCGGTGGCGGTCAATATTGTACTGGTGGATCAGGAGGTAATGCTGGCGGTGCTGGTGCTAGCGGTTACGACGGAAGAGTCGGAGGCAATCAACAAAGCGGTAGCAGTAGCGGAACCGATTGGTGGGGTTCTCAGAGAGGCGGCGATGGTCTCATCTTTATTCAATACAAAGTTACTTAAGGAGGTATGACTAATGGCTAAATGGGCTCTAATGGATGGGAACAATGTTCTAGACGTGTGGGATTCAAAGCCCACCGCCTTGGTTCATCCTGACATTTTGAAAGAATGTGTCACAGTACCAGCCACTGTGAAAGCGGGAGATGTTAAGGATCCAGCGAAGGGTACTTACGCAGCTCCTGTTAAACCAACACCGTCGGTACAACCTGACATCAGAAATTTCAATAAAACCGATTTCTTCAGATGTCTAACAGCAGCAGAAAGAACGAAATATAGAAATATTATCAAAACAGATGATGATCTGGCTGATTTTGACGATACGTTTAATTACTCACCGAAACAAATAGTTGATACTGAAGTACAAGCAGATTTGGATTCACTGGTATCAAAGTCAATCATTAGTTCTGCTACAAAAACAAAAATTGACAATCTTGGCAAGGTGGCGTAATGACACAGACTTCTTCTATTCTCTTAACATCTGGTGGTGGTGGTAGCGTTGGAACTATCACAGGCCCAAGAAATAAACTGGATCTGTTTGTAGGACCTAGCCCTGAAAGCGTAAAGGATTCTGGTAACTGGGGTAGTACTGCGGTATACACTTGGACCAAGCCTACCAATATAAAAGCTGATGTGCCTGTCAGAGTATATGTTTGGGGAGCTGGTGGTAACTCTGGATGTAACTCGCAGTCTTATGGAGGAGGTGCTGGAGGTTATGCCTACAAAGAAATCGCTGTAGCTTCGGTAGGGACAACAGAAACAATTACTTTAGGAATGCCGGCACAGGGTACATCTAGCTCGAGAGGAGCTGCTACTTCCTTTGGTTCTCATTGCTCTGCTAACGCAGGTAACGACGGAGCTAATACTAATAATCCTCCTAGTAACCCTAATTCCACTGGAGAAAATACAAATCCTCAAACAAATATAAACAGTGGTTATGGGCAAGGTGGTGTAGGAGTTGGAGGAGATATCAATAGAAGAGGTGGTCAAGGTGGCTACTCTCACTCATGCAACCCTGGAAGTGGCTCAGGTGCGGGTGGTGGAGGTGGTGTTGCACCTCAAATCACATTAGGCCATAAAGATGGTGGACGTGGTGGTTCTGGATATTCCAGCTACCAAAGTGGTAGTGGCGGATCTATACATTTTCACGGAGCTGTGCAATACGATAGTTGGAGTGGAGGTCCCGGTGGAGCAGGGACAGCGGGCGAGGGATGTGGACAAAGATGGGGAGACGAAAGGAGAAGACGTGCTGGACAAGGAGGTGCAGGATTATTCGGTGCCGGTGGAAGAGGAGCCGCAATGGATACGTACCAGAACAACGACCAAATGCACCCTGCCGGAGATGGTGGACGTGACGGAAAAGGTGGTGCTATTTGGGATCCTAATGGGATCATCCTCGGCGGTGGCGGAGGAGGAGGAGGAGTTAATACCTATATGAGCAGTGGACGAGCAAGCTCCCCTGCTGGAAATGGCGGCCCAGGTGCTGGCGGTGGTGGAAATCAAGGTTATAACTCGAGTAATAGTTCCCACGAAGGAATTGCTGGAAATGGCGGAGTTTTAGGTGGTGGTGGCGGTGCAAACCAATACATGTCTCCCGGTAATGGTGGAGCAGGTGCTGGCTCAGGATCTAGTGGATGGGATGGCGAGCAAAACATGAGGAGGGGTATAGGAGTTGGAGGAAGTGGTATGGTAGTTATTACATATGCCGTCGAGTAATTAATATAAATTAAAATATAAATAATTAATGATTTCCCATGGCTAATTACGCGATTATAGATAACGACGTTGTTACAGACGTGTGCGATGTCGATCCTAAAACTAGGTATCATCCTGACTTGGCTAAAGTATTTGTTTCTGTTCCTAGCAACGTAAAAAATGGCTGGATCAAAACAGGTACAAATACTTTCAAGGCTCCTACACCGATCACTCCTAATCCCAACCCAGCTCCTAGTGTAGGAAAAGTATCTGTTAGTGATCAAAAAATCTGCAAAACAGAAGTCATGCTTGTTTTAACTAGAGCTGAAAGACAAGCATGGAAAGCCAAAATAGGCAGTGATACTTTGATAGATGCTATTGAAGAAGAGTGGGAGAGTAATAAAGAAACTTGGTTCTCGACTGTCAATGCAACCAATCCATATAAGACTGCCTTAGCAGATCTAAAAACAAAAGGTGTTATTAGTGATGCAGGAATTACTAAGTTAAAAAATAAATACTTTTTAGACAACGAAAATTTTTAATTTAAAAAGCAACATAAGAAGTTAATTGCTAAGGTTTGTAAAAAACCAATGGAAGAACTTGAAGTTTTTTGTAATAGAGAACAGAAATATGCTGTTGTTGACAATGCGGTACCACTAGATATCTTTGAAGATTTTCAAGGGTTTTTCATGTCTGGAAAACCTGAATGGACTATAAGCACTAAAACGGCTGGAGCGCCTGACTTGTATAAAAATAAAGAATATGGGAAAAATATACGTGTTTGTGAAGCTGACCGTGAATTAAATAACCTCCAAGGGAACATCATATTACTAGGTGATCCCTTGCAAAATATTTACTTTGGCGAAATGAATGAGGCATTCATAGCTCGCATTCATTTATATCATTCTCTGATGAAGTCTTTGTGCAATATCCTTAATCCTTTAGCTCTAATCAGAATTAAAATTAATGCAACTTTCAATAGTTCTAAAGTCGTCGAATTAGGCTATCACCAAGACAGGGTAGGTGATGGAGATGAATTTAATCATATGATGAATGCTTGTTTCTACGTCAATACTTGTGATGGTTATACACGCTTCCTAGATCGAAATGGAGACAAAGGAGACAAAGTTAAAAGCGTTGCTAATCGATTAGTCTATTTTCCTAATTCAGTTAAGCATGCAGGTACAACCACTAGTAATGCAAAGGCTAGATATGTAGTAAACATCAACTATGTTCCTAGGTTTAAATGTCCTTGTCATGAATTTTTAGGAAAAGAATTCATGCTAAATTAAAGATTAATAGACCTTATGATTACAGATGTCGACAATTTTACCTCCTATAGGATTGCCTTATTTTCCTGATGGGGTTCCAGGGGAGGGAAGAATGCCAAGTAGACCTAGGGGAGAAGATCAGTACGGCCCTGGAGATGAAATGCCTCCATACGAGCCTGGTCTGCCTCGTCCTAAGAAGCCTGGTCGACCAGACTATCCAGGAGAAGGAAGACCTAAGCCTCCTGAAATGGACGAAGTTGACATTTTCCTAAACAATGCATACCTAAGAAATTTAGATAGACAGATAGATGATGAAGGTAAAAAGTACTGGGGAGATGAAATTCGTAGCGGTAGAGCTACTAAAGACGATGTTATAGGCAATCTTCGTAGGTCAGACGAATATAGCGGCGTTGTGGAAAATTTCTTAACTGATGCTTACAGAAATAACCTAGGAAGAGAAGCTGATACTGAAGGCTTTGATTACTGGGCTAATGAGTTGAAGTCAGGAAAGATGGATCGAGATCAAGTTTATAGTGCGATCAAAGGATCTAAAGAAGCTGAAGAATACAGAAAGACAAGGCCACCAGAAGATGACATGGTTAGACCTATGCCTATACCTGACAGAGATCTGCCCCCAGTGAGCGACGAGAAGCCAAAGATAGATAAGCCAAGGATGGGGTCACCTACTGGAATTACAGCAGTCAAAGCAGCTTTAGAACGTGACAATGCAGGCAGGAGCGATGAAGAAAAAGAAGGTCAAATGAGATCTGCAGCTTTGATAGGTAGAGTTCTAGGAGGAAGTGGATTACTTGGACGAGGCTAGCTTCTTTCGAATTCTCAGCTAATCTTTAAAGACACGATTTCTTAAGATGGCTGACAGCATGAACCCTCGACGTAGGGTAAGGAATAATCAGAATAGATCTGATTTTATGAGTTATTTATATGATTTATATAAAAGAAATAATGCTCCTATTCCTAAAAGAAATACGTATACAGGATTAGCCGAGACTTACGCTAAGCATGTAGGGATGCAAGAGATAGAACGTCAAGTAGATTTATGGCATGACGAAAAAACAAGAGATCAAATAAAAGCATCTAATATTGCTAGACCTGTTAGCCTTGAATACGATGAAGCTTAGACAATATCCTCCTGTCCCTGAAAGGATTCCTATTAGTAGTAATGATCAAAAAATTACTGCTGTTGTCTCAACAAGAGACTATCTTTTAAGATTAACATCACCCAAGGAAACTCCAAGGATTCCTTTAGAAGTCAGAAGAGAAGCGAGAACTTTATTAAGGCATTATCCTTTACCTACAGAAATGAAAGCAATAATGAAAGATTTCTATAGCAAGGAAAAGCAAACATCAGGCTAACGTACTGGCACAAGCCTCTTAAAACATTACATTTTGTATATAAAATAAGAAATGTTATTACAAAAACTTATTTCGTGCTAAAGACTCTTTATAGCGCTGCTGCTTTAACTTTAATAGCTGCTCCTGCTACTCTTGCAGGTCCTTATATAAACGCTGAAACTAACGGAAGTTGGACAGATAAAAAGTACACAAACGCCACAACAGACCTTCATATAGGTTATGCAGGTGCTAATGATACTGGTAAGGTCTCTTATTACGTACAAGGTGGTCCAGCATTCGTAGCTGTTAAGGACGAAGACACTGAAACTCGTCTTTCAGGAAAAGCTGGCGGAAGCATTGCAGTATCTGATTCTACAGATATCTACGGTGAAGTATCTTTCCTCACAGGTGAAGAAGAAGAAAACTTTGGTTCTGGTGGAAAGCTAGGTGTTAAGTACAGCTTCTAAATTATAGATTTTCACTAAAAACCGTTCATACTGTGCTAAGTATGGGCGGTTTTTATATGGAATTTACTCACCATGAATTTTTATATGGTAGAAAAATAGATCCAGATATTTGCGATGGATTGATTGAATATTTTGAAGAATTTCCTTTAGGAGAAACAAAGATTCCTACTCCAAGTGACGCTAAAGGTACTTGGATATGCTTAAAAAGAGAAGGGAGACTTGCTGGTCAAACTAGTCATGACAAATTAGAAAAATCGGGGAAACAATCGCTTGATTTAGGAGTACCATATTATGTTGCAGATAAAAGGATTCAAATTTTTAATAAAGAATTAAATAAAGTTTTAGACGATTATTGTCATAAATTTCCTAATTGCGAATTAGCTCATCAGCCATGGGGTAATGCACATTATGAAATGTTTAATATTCAAAAATATAAACCAAACGAAGGTTTTCGCAGGTGGCACTGTGAAAGGGCTTCAATGAATTCAAGAACAGTAACTCGTCACCTAACATGGATGACTTATTTAAATAATGTCCACAATGGAGGAGGAACGGAATGGGCTCATCAGAACTTAAAGCTTAAAGCACAAAAAGGGTTGACTGTTATATGGCCTGTGGACTGGACTTACACTCATCGTGGCATTGTTAGTCCTACTGAAACAAAATATATTGCGACTGGTTGGTTTAATTATTTACCTTCAGAAGAAACATATCAATCACCATTAAATCGTTTTAAAGATAAAAAAGGATATTTCTTTTCTAAAGACTTGTTTATACCTCAATAGTAGACGAGTGATGTCATAATACCTACTACAATAGGGAATGAATGTAATCTGTTAGAACCTTGAGATTCGCTGCAGGAGGCTTCGGTAATACGGAGGAAGATCAACGGGCTTTAGCGGCTTGGTTGTCAAGCAAACTTACTGGTGATCCGAATGCTTTTGCGGAGGACGTAGAAGGTATATTGGGAGGTTCAGCTTTGGAGGATGAAGGTATTCAACTTTTAGCTCATCACAACAATCCAAATTTAACTTCAGAAGGTAATGTTACAGCAGAAGGATTAACGAATGCAAGAGAAGCAAGTGGTGAGCCCTTTGGTGTTGGCTTTGGCGGTCCTTCAGGATCAGAATTAAAAGCTATTCAGGACGAATTAGACGCAGCAGAGGCAGTAGACGGAATATTGAATCCAGCAATACAAAGAATCCCAGTAATACCTTACGGAGCTCAAGCTGGAATGGCAGGAGATTTGATACCGCAAGCAGCAGGAGGGATGCAGAAAATGAATTTACCTTTTGAAGATGTACCTGTGCAAAATCCTTTGCTCCCTAGCATACCTCCAGGATACCAATACAATAACTACTAATGGATCCGAACAGCGGTATTGATCGAGTATTAAAAGCTGCCGACGACTGGGCAATGTCTGGTCGTAAAGGGCTCGCTGGTTCTTTAGGCTTGTTGAAAGTTGGATTAATAGCAGGAGACGAAGCTGCTAAAAGAGCTTTTAATGATATTGTTATCCTCGCTAAAGCAGGTGATGGAGCGGCTAAAAGTGTTGTTCGAAATGTATTGCTCTCTACTCAAGGAGAAGAAGCCTTTGTTCAAGCAGCTATTGACAACGTAGGGGAAGGAGAAATCAGACAAAGGTTAACTCAGCAAGGATATGATGCTGACGCTTTAGTCAATAAGCCACCAGCTTCTACTTTGAATGCTCCTGAGTCAACGAACGTAACTCCTACTGCTACTCCTCCTGACGAAGATTATGTGAATCCAGGTAGGACAAGAGATAGAAGTGAATCATATCGAATGCAAGAAGGTCTTAGAAAAGAAAGATTAAAAGAAAGAAACATAAGTCCACAAACTTTGCAAGGTGAAGTCTACAATTCGGTTATTAAAGAGTTACAAGGAGATCTTGGAGCAGCACCAGATAGTGTTTACAAGTTAAGCCCTGAACAACTTGCAGCTTTAGCAGAAGTTCAGCAGGCTTCACAAGCTGAAGAGGCTCAAATTTATGCTCAGCGAAGAGCAATGACTCCTGAGCAGGAAGCTGAATTAATGAAGAGAAGCATTAGCAATGCTCCTGGAGTTGCGGATCCATCTGTAACAATGGCTAAAGCTGATGATATAGCTCAGGCTCTAGATAAGGCTAAGCAAATGAGACCTCCAGTAATGGGTCGTTATAGAAAAGCTGCTTTATATGGAGGTGGTACGCTAGGAGCCTTGTTAGGACTTTATGGTGCAGGAGGTTTGGTTAATGCGAATCAGTACGAAAACAGAAAAGCCTAACATTAAGAAACAACATCAAAAACTTTTACGTCTTAATAAAAAGGCGGAGAAGTGCGTGACTCGTGACCAAGCACGCAAGATCCTTAAAAAAGCTCTCAAAGCACAAAACAAACTTCATGAACGAACTAGCTGACCCGTCAACACTTCAATTAGCTTTTCTCTTTCCATTTTTACCTGTTATATCTGTATTCATCGTTAGCATTCTTATGCTGGGTGAATTACCTTTCAAGGACGACGATGACGACGATGACGATAGAGGTACATTAGTCCCTGCGTACTACCCAACTTAAAACGTCTACTATTAATGTAGATTAGAAAAATGAAATGGCTACTACGGCAGATAAGGAAACTCCAAAAGCGGAAGAGAAGAAGAGCATTTTTCAAAAGATCAAGGAGAAGGTAGACGATAAAGACGAACAGTTTGAGTACATCTCAGTCCTAGTGAGACTGGTAGTAGTTGCTTGGTCCGGGGCACTAGTGACCTTAAATTATTTGCCAGAGATTCCTGGGTTGACGTCAGGGGAAAAGCAGGATATAACTTT